AAAGGAGGGGACACCTTCGATCAACATAACTGTGCTGCAATATGTAGACGATGTAACCTAGCCAAAGGAGGCCGTTTTTTTAATAGGCCTGCGACCCCCCCTGTCTTTTCAAACTGTCTCTCTCCGACTCAATCGGAGCCGATGCTGGACAGTCCTTTTAAGACCCGACCTGAGCCTATTTAATGACGGATAAACCCAAACGCTCCAAACCGCTACGAGGGGCAATCAAACCAAGACTCCACAGCCCATTCTTAAAGGGCAAAACTAAAGGCGATCAGGTTGCAGCTCTTGCTGAGCAGATTGGTCAGCCTTTATTGGAGTGGCAGAAGCTCATCATCAACGACATGTGCGCTGTGGACAAAGATGATCTATTTATTCGTAAGAGTGCCCTGCTATTGATTGCAAGGCAGTCCGGAAAGAGCCATCTTGCCAGAATGAGGGCATTAGCTGGTTTATTTTGCTTCGGGGAAAAGGACATCCTTATTATGTCCTCAAACAGATCAATGGCTATGAAGTCCTTTAACATCATGGCAGACATCATTGAACGCAATGACTTCCTTCGAGTGCAGCTGAAAGATGGAGACATTAAGAAGGGCATCCGCAGGACTAATGGGGATGAACGAATCATCCTTGCATCTGGAGCGCAGCTTGAAGTAGCAGCTGCAACATCTGATGGAGCGCGTGGCAGGACTTGTGATTTCCTTTGGATCGATGAGTTACGCGAAGTGAGTGAACCAGCGATGGACGCAGCTAAGAGCGTGACCTTAGCTCGTAAGAATAGCCAGAGACTTTTTACTAGCAATGCTGGAGACCATTTCTCAAAAGTGCTTAATGATCTACACGAAGCCTGCTTAAACAAACCACCTAAGAGCTTAGGCTTTTACGAATACAGCGCACCTGATTTCTGTGACATCTGGGATCGCAAAGCATGGGCAATGGCAAATCCATCTTTAGGCTACCTAATCACTGAAGCAGCCATCGAGGAGACGATCGGATCTTCAACAATGGAAGCTGCACGAACCGAGCAACTTTGTCAATGGATCTCCAGTCTGTCGTGTCCTTTCAGCACAGAAGTTCTTGAAAACTCATCTGATAGCACTCTGGAAATGACTGTCGGGGCTTATACTGTATTTGGTTTCGATGTCAGTCCTTCGCGCAGGAACGGATCACTAGTCGCAGGACAACTTCTCCCAGATGGAAGGATTGGCATTGGAATCCTAGAGACTTACAGCTCTCAGGTCGCCATCGATGAATTGAAGATGGCAGCAAGCATTAAATCATGGGTTGATCTCTATAGACCGCGTTTGGTCTGCTTTGACAAGTACGCCACACAAACTATTGCCGACAGGCTTTCACAGGCTGGAGTTATGGTTGAGGATGTCAGTGGGCAACAGTTCTACAAGGCTTGTGGAGACCTGCTAGAAGGACTTACTAATCTTCGTGTCGTCCATAATGGTCAAGAAAACCTCATTGAGCAGTTCACGAACACAGCAGCTAAAACAAACGACAGTGCTTGGAGAATCATCAAACGCAAATCGGCTGGAGACATCTCAGCTCCTATTGGCTTAGCAATGGTCGTTTCCAAGTTAATGCTTCCAGCACCTAAACCTCAAATCTACAGTTAGACACGCCCTAGCACATTGTCTAATCTCTTGACAAATGCTACACTTTCTGTCTATGGGTATCTTCTCGCGTAAAGCTCAAATTATCGAAGCGCAAAACGCTCCGCAGGTTATGTCCGAGTCGTACTTGACTTATGGCAATTACTTCCCAGTCATGGTCACTCGCGCACAAGCTCTACAAGTGCCATCAATCAAAAGATGTCGCGATCTAATCTGTGGCACTATCGCAAGTATCCCTCTGGAGTATTACAAGAAGTCCACAGGTGAAATGATTGCTGCACCTCGATGGGTAGAGCAACCTTCTAAAGCTCAACCTCGTTTTGAGACGATGTACTTCACACTTGACAGCCTGCTTATGTATGGCGTGAGTTACTGGCAGATAACAGAGACTTATCTTGAAGATAACAGAATGGCTAACGCAAACTGGGTTGCTAACAATCGCGTTACATTCAACACAGACTCAGTCAATAATTTTGTGACACAGTATTATCTCGATGGAGTTCCTTTGCCGATGTCAGGTCTTGGATCTCTTATTACATTCCAGAAAGATGAAGGCATCCTTGCTGTTGGTGGTTCAACCATCAAAGCTGCACTCGATGCACAAAAAGCAGCAAGCGTTGCATTAGAAACGCCATCCGCGACTGGCTTCTTGAAGAACTCGGGGGCTGACCTTCCACCTGCTGAAGTATCTGGATTACTAGCTGCTTGGAAGCGCGCTCGTCAAAATAACGGCACTGCTTACTTAACTTCAACTCTTGATTATCAAACTACTGGCTTCAGCCCTAAAGACATGGGCTACACAGATGCAATTCAGAACCTTGCAACAGAATGTGCAAGATTATGTTCTGTAGATCCGTATTATGTTTCTGCTTCAATGAACACGACAATGACCTATGCTAATGTTCAAGACGAGAGAAAACAGATGGTCGCGCTAACCCTGCAACCTTATGTTTCTGCCGTGGAAGCGCGTCTGTCAATGGACGACATAAGCACAGCAGGACATTATGTCAAGTTTGCATTGGATGATTCATTCTTACGCACTGAACCAATGGAAAGATTGCTAGTGCTAGAAAAGATGTTAGCACTTGGTTTAATTACAACTGAACAAGCAATGCAAATGGAAGATCTCTCACCTAATGGAAGTGAAAGCTAATGGAAACTCTATACATTGAAGCATCATCAATCGAATGCTCAGAAGAACGCAGAGAAATCTCTGGAAAGATCGTACCTCTAGGTACTGGAGAGATCGGGCACACTAATCTTGGTGCTTACACTTTCGCAGCCAACTCAATCGAGATTGCAGATCCATCAAAGATTAAGTTGCTATCACAGCACGATCTAAAAAAGCCAATCGGTCGCATGACTGCTGCTGAGACTCGCGCAGATGGTATCTATGCAACCTTCAAGCTAAGTCGCTCATCTGGTGGCAATGACGCTTTGATTATGGCACAAGAAGGACTAGTCACAGGTTTGAGCATTGGTGCAGAAATCCTTGCATCAAAGCCATCAAAGGATGGACACACAGTTGTTTCATCAGCTCGACTAAAAGAAGTTTCTCTAGTAACTGTTCCCGCATTCGCGAGTTCAGAGATACTGGAGATCGCAGCAGAGGAAGTTATCCCTGTTGAAGAAAACCCACAAACAGAAAGCGAGACAGCTGTGGAGAATACTCCAGAGACAGTTGCAGCACCAGTAGAGGCAGCAGCAGTTGAAGCTGCTCGTCCTACAGTTACAGCAATGTATTACACAAACCCACGCCTTAACCTAAATGTCACAGCAGGCGAATACGCTAAGGCTCAACTAAATGCATCACGCGGTGACGCAGATGCTCGCGAACTAGTAGCAGCTCTACAGGTTGCAACAGTTGCAGAGAACACAGGTATGGTTCCACCAACATACCTAAAGGATGTAATCGGCATCATCGATTCATCTCGTCCATTCATTGATTCAATCGAGCGCGCTGCACTTCCAGCAAGCGGAATGAAGATCTTTACTCCAAAATTGGGAACACAGGCTTCTGTAGATTTGACAGCAGAAGGTGCAGAGTTTGCATCATCAGACACAACTGTCACCTTTCAAGAAGATCTCGTGGTCAAGTTTGCTGGCGCTGGAAAACTCGATTTAGAGTTGGTGGATCGCAGCGACCCATCTTTCCTAGATCTTTATCTTCGTGAGTTGGCTGCAAGCTACGCACAGAAGACAGATCAGTATGCAGCAAAGATTGCAGCAGACGGATCATCAGATTCATCTTCAACAACAATCTACAAGGCAATCGCTAAGTCAATCGCAGACTCATACGGAGTAATGCGTCAGACACCTAACAACCTATTGGTTGCTACATCAGGCGGTAACGATGATGTTGATTTCGCTGGTCTATTAGGCGCAGTTGATACAACAGGTCGCCCTCTATACGCAGCTGCTGCAAGCCAAAATGCAAACGGCTTGATTACACAGGGTTCAACAAACGGCACAGTTGCTGGTCTTAACCTCGTAGTCGATCCAAACTACACAGGTGGAACAGCTGGCATAAAGGTCGGTCTTGTTTATCCTTCAATGGCAATGCGATTCCACGAAAGCGGAACGCTTCAGATCCGTGCAAATGTTGTCGCAAACGGACAGCTTGAAATCGGCATCTACGGCTATGTTGCAGTAGTAAATCGTTACCCATCAGCATTCCGTGCTGTACAGGTTGCATAAGTAACACACTAAGTCGCTCTGGGGAGTAGTAGCCCTCTACTCCCCAGAGTCTTTAGAAAGGAAACGAAATGGCTCTTACGACAGTTAGTGAATTACGCACCACTTTAGGTGTTGGCACACTGTACACAGATGCCGTTTTGCAAGAAGTTTGTGATGCGTCCGATGCAGTTTTGCTTCCAATGTTATGGGCTCCTAAGTGGTTTTCCGTTGCTCATGGCAATGTTGTAGGAACAGGCACTTTATACTTTAATGATCCTGTTCTAGATACTTTTTATGTAGGTCAAAGCGTAACCATTGCTAATTCAGGTGCTTCTTATAATGGCACTAAAACAATTACAGCAGTAAGCGATTATTCAATCAGCGTAGCAACAAGCCACACTGTTGCTCAGGCTTATCACCCAATTTTTCCTTATGGTTCTGTATCTACGACTACTTACACAGACTGGACAACAGATACAGCAGTTCAGAATGCAGCTTTGATGATCGCTGTTGAAATCTGGCAAGCGCGTACAGCCACACTCTCAGGCAGTAACGCAGTCGATTTCCAGCCCTCACCTTATCGAATGAGCGCACAGCTACTCGCTAAGGTAAGAGGATTGATTGCACATGCACTAGATCCACGCTCGATGGTGGGATAATGCCAGTTGCACTCACCACACTCAGAACGACCTTAGCCAATGCGCTAGTCGATAACACAAAGTATCAAGTCTTTGCCTTTCCGCCTGCCACAGTGCTAGCGAACTCAGTCATTGTGTCTCCAGATGATCCCTACATTACTCCGAGCAATAATGCTCGAAACACAATTAGCCCATTGGCTAATTTTAAGCTTATTATCACTACACCTTTGTTTGATAATGAAGGCAACCTTAATGGGATAGAAGATTTCGTGGTTGGAGTGTTTAACAAACTCGCTGCATCTTCTTTGACCTATAATGTAGGTGCAATAAGCGCACCAAGTATTCTCAATGCTGCTTCGGGAGACCTACTCAGTTGCGAGATGTCCGTATCAATCCTATGTTCAAGTTGGAGCTAAAATGTCAGAACTAACACCAGAGGATCTAGCCTTCTTGAAGAAGATTGGTCAGATTCCAGCAGCACCAAAGCCAGTAACTACCAAGAAAGATGAGGAATAATCAATGGCAATTTTCTTAAACAATAAGGTCGGATTTAAGATTGCTACAGTCAATCTTTCAGACCATGTCACTGCTTTTACACTAAACCGCACTGTTGATGCTCTAGAAGTAACAGCAATGGGCGACACAGCTCATAAGTTTGTTGCAGGACTTGCAGCAGACACAATCACTGTTTCATTCTTGAACGACACAGCAGCAGCAAATGTTCTTGCTACTCTACAGGCAGCCTTCGGATCTACAGTTGCTTTCCAAGCAATTCAGGATTCATCAGCTGCTGTATCAGCAACAAATGTTCTATACAGTGGTACGATTTTTGTGGACAACCTAACAGACATTAACGGGGCAGTCGGAGATGAAGGAATGATCGACATTACCTTTACTTGCAACAGCAAGACTTCTTATGCTTCAACAGGTACTTGGTCATAATCAACTAAATTAAGGGGCTAATCATGGCAAAACTAAAGATCGTTCGTACAGATGGAAGCGTGTTAGAAGGCGAGATCACTCCAGCAGTGGAGTACAGCTTTGAGTTACATGCAAAAAAAGGGTTCCACCGCGCCTTTCGTGAGGAAGAGCGTCAGACGGATGTTTATTGGTTGGCATGGGAAGTCACTCGCAGGTCAGGTGAAACTGTTAAGCCTTTCGGGATTGAGTTCATTGAAACACTCAAAAGTGTTGAGGTGCTTGACTCAGACCCTTTAGCTTAAAGCGCGATCTTCCATTCACCTATCTAATCGCTAGGCTAAGCATTAGGTTGGGAATCGCGCCACAGCACTTATTGGAATTAGACAAGATTATGCTAGATGCTCTAGTTAAAGGTCTAAAGGACGAAGCAAAGGAGTCGGCAGATGCCAGCAAGCGTCAAGGGCGCAGTCGAACTTCGTAAAGCCCTAAGAGAGTTTACTCCAGATCTTGCTAAAGAAACTCAAAAAGAGATTGCTTTAATTCTTAAACCGATTACTAACAAAGCGCGTGGTTTTATTCCTAGCGCAGCTCCCCTTAGTGGATGGGCAAGGTCTAGTGAAACTAAATGGGGTACGGATCGTGTTTGGAGTTCAGGGGAAGCCAAGCGAGGCATTGGATACAAGACAACACCTTCTAAAGCCAATCGCAGCGGATGGCGTTCCCTTGCTCGCATTGTCAATGCTTCAGCAGCAGGTGCAATCTATGAAACTGCTGGTCGCGTAAATCCACAAGGCAGACCACAAGCTAAGATGATTGAAGTTGTTATTCCTACCTTTAGGCGCGACACTGGGGCTGGCGAACATCGCTACACCACAAGCACAGGTAAAGGGTATGGCAAAAGTAGCAATCCTAATGCTGGACAGCAGTTTGTAGATGCGATGAATCGAACAGGTCGGATTGTTGATGCTTATCAAAGAAAAGAAGGTCAATCAGGACGCGCTTCTCGTAAATTAAAAGGTCGCGCAATCTTTCGTGCTTGGGCAGAAGATCAGGGTAAAGCCACAGCAGCTGTTATCAAAGCAATAGAAACTTCTAAAGACAAACTAGAATCAAGATTGAAGGTGAAGTAATGGCAGCCGATGTAAAGATTGACATAGCAGCCGAGTTCACTGGCAAAAAGGCTTTCAAGCAAGCAGACACAGCAACCCAGAAACTAACTAGCAACGTCAAGAAGTTAGCAGGCGCAGTAGGTCTGGCTTATGGTACTTCTGCAATCATTGCTTATGGCAAGGCTTCTGTTAAAGCCTTTGCAGCAGATGAAGCAGCAGCTACACGATTAAGTCGAGCAGTTGAGAATCTAGGCATTGGTTTCGCTAATCCTGCCATTGCAGACTACATCGCTAAGTTAGAGAAATCAGCCTCAATCGCAGACGACATTCTCCGTCCAGCTTTTCAGGGACTATTGACCACAACAGGATCATTGACCCAATCTCAGAAACTCCTGAATGATGCAATTCAGATCAGCCGAGCATCTGGCATTGATTTAGCCACTGTTACACAGGATCTTGGTAAAGGTTATGTAGGAGTTACTAGAGGTCTAATCAAGTACAATACAGGCTTAACAAGAGCTGAACTTAACACAATGTCATTTAATGACATCTTGTCAGTCATTCTAAAGAAGTCAGCAGGAGCAGCTGAAGATTACCTAGACACTACAGCCTATAAGTTTGATGTTCTTAGCGTTGCGACCAATAACGCTTCTGAGATCATTGGTGGTGGCTTAGTCGATGCGTTTGCTCTTGTGGGTGGCGGTAAAGACGCATCCGATGCAGCTTATGTAATTGAGTCAATCGCCACAGCATTGGCTAAGGTCACAGTCCAGTCTGGTCGGACTATTGGTGTCATTCCAACTCTTATCCAGAATCTAAAGAATCTTCCACGACAGATCTTTGAGGGTTTTGCTGGTAAGCAATTCGGGATGAACATCAGCATCCCTAACAAAGTAGAAGAAGCAAAGCTCACACTTACCGAGAAGAAGCAACAAGAACTTCTGGCTAAGATGGAGAAAGAAGCTCTACGCAGAGAGAAAGAAAGACTTGCTCTGCTCAATAAGCAGAACACAGCCAAGAAGCTACAAGGCGTAATTGACAAGGCTAACCTTGCTCTAGGCAAAGGAACCGATGTCTTTGATTTAGACAAAATCCAGATTGCAGCAGCTTTAACTAATCAAGCTGAGCAACTGGGCAAAGCAACTAGCGCAGCGCAGGTCTTACAGATTGCCAATGATACCGCTCGTCTTAATGTCAAGCGTTCAATCCTTGCATTAGAAGAAGCAATCGCTTCTAAGGATGAAGCAGCCATTGTTGCTGCCACTAATAAACTTAATGCAGATCTTAAAGTTTTGGGCGCATTAGGACAACAGAATGTTAAACTATTGGACATTAAGTCTATTCTTGAAAGTTTAATGCCTAAAGATTTAATAAACCTAGATAACCTTAATGAAGCATTACGCTTGCTTGGACTTATCAATCTTGCTGCAACTGGATCTAAAACCACACCTATTGGTAAAACTCCAACTCCAGCACCTAGCACCACAGGTCTAGTGCCAGCAACTACTATTGCCGAAACTAATGCAAATGTAGCTTCTTTAGGTGGAGTTATTACACAGATCCAACCTAATCTTAAAGAGTTCACGCCTAACACAGGAATGATCTCAGGCATTAGCCCTAATGGTCGCGAATTTAACTTTACTGTCAATGTGAACACTGGCATTGGAGATCCTAACGCCATTGCAGAAGCTGTAACTCAGGTGATCCAAGATGCAGTAGATCGTGGCACTTTACGAGGTGGCGCGTACTAATGACATGGTATCCAGAATGGCGTGTCACAGTAGGGGATGATGTTTATACGACTGTCACCTCTGTGTCCTTTGCTTCTGGTCGCTTAGACATAGATCGACAAGCCACGGCAGGTTACTGCCGAGTAGAAATTATCAACACTACTGGCGCAGATTTCACCATCAATGTAACCGAGCCAATTACCTTAGAGTTAAAGAATGGCAGTGGCACTTATGTGACTGTATTCGGTGGCGAAGTGTCAGACTTTAACATTGGTGTTAGAAGCCCAGAGGAAACTGGCTACATTACTACTGGCACAATTCTGGGCATTGGCTCTCTGGCTAAACTGACAAAGGCTGTCTATAACACTGCACTTGCAGAAGGCTTGGATGGCGCACAGATTGCAGAAATCTTAGGTTCGGCTCTTAGCTTGTCATGGGCAGAAGTAACCCCCACAGTCACATGGGCAACTTATCCAGCAACTACGACATGGGCTGAAGCCGAGACTTACATTGGCACTATTGATGCAGGCTTCTACACGATGATTGCACTCGCAGCTAGTGCTTCTGCAAAGTCACAGACGCTTGCCGATCAGATTGCCAATAGCGCACTTGGAACGCTCTATGAGGAAAAAGACGGAGATGTTAGTTATGACGATGCCGATCACAGATCTAACTATCTCGCAGCAAATGGCTTCACTAACCTTGATGGCTCGTATGCAACACCAAGTTCTATCACTTCAACAACTCAGACTGCTCGCATCCGTAACAGCCTTATCTATCGCTATTCCACAGGATACGCCAGCACCTACAGTACCTCTGATACAGACTCCATAGCCTCTTACGGGCTCTTTGAGCGTTCATTCGACTCTAACATTAAGAACCTTGGTGACATCACTGACATCGCCTCACGCGAGTTAAACCTTCGGAAGAACCCGAGAGGATCATTAGGCGCAATTACCTTTAGACTTGACAATCCAGACATTCCAACAGCAATGCTTAACAGCCTTATTGGGGTGTTCTTTGGTCAGCCTGTGCTTATCCAGAACCTACCAAGCAATCTATTTGGTGGATCATTTGATGGCTTTGTGGAAAATGTAGCTCTACGCGCTACCCCTAGTTTTGTAGAGATAACACTTTACATTTCAGCTACAGACTTCTCACTATCTACTACACAATGGGAAACAGTATTGCCAGCCTCACTTATCTGGACTGGCGTAAATGCTACACTTACTTGGACAAATGCGACAGGAGCACTAACCTAATGGCAACTACTACACCCAATTTCGGCTGGAGCGTTCCAACATCCAGCGACTTAGTAAAGAATGGCGCAGTAGCCATTGAGACATTAGGTGACTCAATCGATGCTTCGCTTGTCGATCTCAAAGGTGGAACTACTGGTCAGGTTTTGGCTAAAGCCACTAATACTGACATGGACTTTACTTGGACTACAGCTGCAAGTGGCGGTGGAATGACATTGCTTTCAACAACAACGCTTTCAGGAACATCAACAACAATTTCATCAATCTCAGGAAGTTACAAGCATCTTTTAGTTGTTGTTAAAGGTGCCTATGCAACAAATAGCGACACCATAACGCTTCAATTTAATGGCGTTACCACATCAAATTACGGCAATCGCATGTTTAGAGTTACTGGCACAACTGTTGATGCGACAACTTCAAACAATTCTTACATTAGAGTGTCAGAAGCATCATCAAACACAGATTGGTCAAATGTAAATAATGGCGAGTTTTGGGTTTGGCGTTACACCGATACATCAAACATTACAGTTTCATCAAAGTTTGCTGGTTATGACGGAAGCGCAAAAACTGGAACGATCAATGAAGGTCGCTTCAATGCAAGTGCAGCAGTTACTTCGATAACACTTGGATTGACTGCTTATTCATTTTCTGCTGGAACTGTCTATGTCTATGGAGTGAACTAATGACTACACCACAAGTTAAAATCGTCAATGCTGAAACAGGCGAGGAAGTAATTCGCGACATGGATGCCGCTGAATTGGCTCAATGGGAACTAAATAAAGCAACGGCACAAGCTGATAAAGATGCAATTGCTGCTAAAGCTGCTGATAAGGCTGCACTTTTAGAGCGTCTAGGCATTACAGCAGAAGAAGCCAAACTTTTACTTGGATGAAGCCTAAGTTAAGTTACGCAGCGATCCAGTTACGAGAACAGATTGATGACTCGTTCCCAGATCGTGACCGCACATCGGATGGCTGGATCGGTGATACTCGACACGCAGCTCGCCCTAGCGATCATAATCCCGATGTTGATGGCTGGGTTCGTGCCATCGATGTTGATCGTGATCTCAGTGGTAGGGCTAAGCCAGACCTCATGCCAGATCTTGCAGATCAGATTCGTCTCTTATGCAAGTCTAAAAAAGAAAGACGCATTACCTACATTATCTTTGATGGTCGTATCGCCTCTAGCAAAAAGGGCTGGGCTTGGAGAACATACGAGGGCACTAACAAACACAACCACCACTG